AGGCAACATCTGTACTGGCATATTGATCGCTGCAACCAAATAGTGAATTTCGTACCTCGGTCCATTGTTCAAAAATCTGTCGAGCTGTTCGAAAAAAATTAACAGCAGTTTGGCTAAATCTAAAATACATTAAGCCATTGTAGACATCCGGTAAATGATTATCGTCAAATAGTTTTCTGTAACGTCTTGATGTAGCCGGTCGTTGTTGGTAAGTCTGGCATCCTGTACTTAACACTACATCGCGTAGCCTAAACGCGGTCCACCAATGATCTATACTCCTAGTAAACAACAGATCACTTTCAACCTTGACAGTTTCTTTAAAAGGCGTGAGCCAAAATGCTGCAGGTTCCAGGCCAAAAGGTCCAGTGACGCTTGCGGGTGCTTCAATTATGTAGTCAAATACTTCTCTATGACAATCTTGAACTTGTGCGGCAGTAGCAGCATCAACTACGACTGCGTAACTGTTAATTTGTTGAGTGGCTTTAATATTTAATGCTTGCAAATATGCAAGGCGTAGATAATCTGTATCTGCAGTATTAGCTGCAATGGTTAAAAATCCTTGTTGTTCTTTATGTTGACTCATTGATTAATTGTTCTACCAGTTGTGCAAAGTTGTCACTTTGTAAATATGCTTTACTCATTATATGTAAATTGGTACGTGGTACAATGTATGCTCTGTTGTTGTCTTTGATAACCAGCTGATCATCATTAATTTGAATAGAGTTAATAACTTGATCCACACTGATCATTGATCCCGGAATGGTTGTTGCTGATATACTGTAACCATTTAATAGTATATCAGCAACGGCAAATGCATAATCGTTACGATAATTTCTTTCCTGTATGTTAAACAGTAATCTATAATAACTGTAATTATTTTGCACACGACCCACAAGATCAAAAAACAATTTTGCTCGGGGCGTTTTTCTAAATGCAAATACTGTGCCCCAAATAAAAGGTAAACTATTTGGACCCATAACAGTAGGGAACTCTTGTGTTAGTGCTGTGGTATGTCTTTGTAACAAATAATCCCAGGGCTGCGAAAATACGTTTAATAAATTTTGATCTAGTACAAGGTAATCTGCATCAATAACCAATGTTTCATCATACGGACTTTTTTCATAAACTTGATATCTGTTATTGTTACGCCAAGGGATAAATTCACCAAGATCTATATCGTATCGTGTATTATCAGTGTGGGTATCTGTGTCACTGATAATGGTATAAGGAAGTCCAAGTACGTGGCTGGCAACTTTTAAAGTTTGTTCTGCAATTTTAATATAATCAACTTGTGGGGTATTATTAGCAAATGCTATTATACCTCTAGATTTTACGGATTTTTTTGAGTTGTTCATGTTCGTTATGCCAACGATTCATCACTTGTTGATAATGCTGCTGCGCTGTAACTAGAAATGTTTGGCGATCAATCTTTATGGGATTTTGATAAGTGTCTTCTAGATATATATCGTCCACTGGCCAGGTTTTAACAAAGGCTATTAGCTCGGGAGTAATTTTAAACATTCCGCCCGAGTGTGCCAGATGCATGTCTGTCTGTATTTTTTCTCGTAGGATTCGTTTGTTAATTTGATAGTCTGTGGCCAGACGTATCTCGTCTATCAAAGGATTAATATCACTCATAGGGTAAATGTAGAAACTGGTTAGAGTACTATTATACGCTAACCAGTTTAAATTGTAAAGACTTTAAAATTACAACTGGGTAATAGTAACAGTACCCCAGGAATTGGTTAAATTTGTTGTTTCTGGATATGATATATCAATTGATACTGTTGGTGTTAGCGTTAAACTATCATCAAAAAACAATCCTCCGGCATTGGCGCCTGATGTTGAGTTAATAGTACACCAAAAATCAATAATTGTTCCGTTGTCGTTATTGGAACCTTGCACACCATTGGTTTTTACCGCGATCGTACCAGTGTCAGTGGTGTAGCTTGTTGTGGTGCTGGTAAGGCTAACAATAGCTATATTGGAGCTGGTTGAGGTATAATACCCTCTGGTGGCGTCATTTGTGTATGTACCGCCGGTTCCTGTTCTACCAGTATTTGTATTAGCGGAAAATAAAGCAACACCGCCCATGTTATTAAGCAGAGCCAGAGCAGCAACTGATCTTGCTCCGGCGGCACTGGTTCCTGATATATTAAACTTTAATCTACCGCCAGCATTAAAAAAATAACGTGCCTGGTCTGCGCTGGCAAAAGTTGCCCTAGCACCAAAGGCTCTGGTAAGTGTACCAGTGTTAATTCCATTTGTTGCTGTAACTGTCCAGGCAGCATAAGCCAATGCACTGCCTGCAGTAACAGCACTGTTAGAATTAAAGGTTAACCTGTTTGTGTACGATGTGTCTATCTGAGTTTGCAATGAGCTCAGATAGTTAATTTGATTTCCTGCAACTGGTGCAGATATTCCAGATCCTGAGCCTGCTTGGTGAGTCAGTGTACTATTCAAAGTGTTAATTAAACTGGCCCATTGTGCCGCTGTCACCAGGGCCGACGCTGATACAGTGGAAACTGGAGTTTGCCCATATCCAGCACTCCCGCTACCTGCTGCCCAAACAGTGTTGAGTCTATTTGTGGTGGAACTGGGAGATGTTCCGATTATATTATTATAGTCTGTGGCTTCAATTAAATTGCCTTGTGAATAACTCATTGTTTATAGTTCCTATTAACTGTTTAGTTTGACAATGGCTTCAATGGTGCCTTCGCCTGTGTCTGTTTTATCTTCTAATGCTCGGCCGATAACATTCCAGGGTGTAATTTCATTTTTAGCCCCTGATCGAGCCAAGCCATTACCAGCAGCAACTAGACGATCACCCTTGCGAATTTTACCTATTACTTTGACTGGTACTCGTCCTTGAACTGCAACTGGGGGATGTGTAGCGTCTGGTCCGGCGCCTGAATTCATTAAATATGCTGCTCTTGTACTTATGACACCGAAGACGTCTTCACTTAATTCTTCATTTACAACTGTAATTTCCTTGACGCCGCCCAGCCCAACAATTGTTCCTGGACTATATGACTGATCGCTACTGAATCGTTCGGCCAAGTCGGCGTATTTTGCATGAACTGCAGTACCATAGATGTTATCCCACCATGCAGTGGTTGATCCCAAATTATAAGTTAAGTTTGCGCTAGGCACAATATTTGCAGCAAAAGTAGCAGTACCAGTACCGCCACCACCTAATTGTTGGTCTACATACCCTTTTGTTGCAAAAGATAAACTTGATGCTGTTGATGTGGGCGTACTGTACGCTTCTGCCAATCCACTAACTGCGTTCCCTCTAAAAAATTTTGTCTGAGACCCTACTGTATTCTTCAAACTTAAAACAATATTACCACCTGTGGTTACATTTTTTAACACTACATCGTCAGGATTATCTCCACCGATCGAAACATTAAAATCGCCACCTGCTCCCAGTGTTAGACCTGCATCACTGGCAACTCCTGACAAAGTTAAACTTCCTGTGATACTTCCGGTTTGATCATTTCTTAGAAAACTGCTACTTGGTATTGAGGCTCCACCAACACTCAGTGCCAGGGCGGAAGTAGCATTACCAGCAAAAGATTGCACGATTGATGTGCTTAAATTGATACCAGGGTTAATTGTGGTAAAACCCGTGGTCGTTGTTGTCAACGGCACATCTTCTTTGCTCCAAATACCCACTAGATTGTTATCAATATAGAATTTTAAAACAACATATGTTCCAGCTGGTGATGTGGCAACAATAGTGTCCGGTATTGCACCTGAATTACCAGTTGTTGATGTTGCTGCTGGTCCAACTATTTTCCATTCGGACCCAGACCATACTTTTAATTGAGCATTAATTGTATCCCACCATTGCTCGCCAACCACCGGGCTGGCGGGGGCACTGGCACCGTTTGATGTGGTCACAATGGTCTTCCAGGCAGCTGATGCAGTGCCCTTGGTGGCTGAAGTGTTAACTTTAAGATATTTTACACCCGCAGTTGTGTCCCACCAAAGCTGACCGGGTAATGGAGAAGTTGGTGCGCTTGATTTAGCAAAGTTCTCGCTTAAACGAATCATGTTTTGATTTAAAAATACCCCATATCCCGGGTAGTTTTTGCCCACTAGGGTAAGACTCGAACTAGTGGTATCAATGGTTCCGTCGACTAACCCACCAGTTATAAGTGCGTCACCATTTGATAATGTAATATTATAAGCCATTTTTAAGTTTTCTCCAACTTTAGTTATTTATGCTATGTTTTTATGTTTTCATAATGAAACAAAGTGCGTAATATGGGGGTAAATTAGAATTGACTCCGTTATCAGATCCTGTGGAATTTATTGAAATTCCAGTGCTTGCAGAATCAGTAGAAGTGCCAAAGTTACCACCAGTTGCATCATTTTCATTTTGTCCAACAGCTCGATTCAAAGTAACTCGGCGACCGCTAGCGTCATCTGCAGCCTGTAATACACCATCATGACTGTGTCCGCCATCAGTTACTGTGTGTGTATGTGCAATTAAAGTTGAATTTTTGCTGCCGCCTGTTGCTGCAACATCGTATGTATTTCCAGCACCTATGATAAACTTATCTCGTAAGTCGGGTGTGCTATTTGATCCATTACACAGTACCCATCCGGTGGGTATCGTTGCTACGCTTCCGGACCACATGCTAATTATTCCAGCTGGAATAACTGATATACCACCCACTGCGTCGCTTACTGCTGCACTTACAAACGCCGTTGTGGCTATGGCAGTATTAGCCGTAGCTGATGAGAATGTTACACTTTGAGGACTGCCAGTGAATGTGGGGCTGTTAATTGCCGCTTTTGAATCAATTTGACTTTGTTGTGATTGAGCGTTTGCTAGCGTAACTGAGTTAATGGTATCAACGTAACTTTTCATATCTAAGTTAGCAGTTACCATTGCAGCATTTGCAGCAGTTATTGTACCAAGTGCTGTGTTTAAATTTGCAGAGATTGCCGAACTTAATGCAACTGTGGTTGAATTGACTCTGGATATAGTTTCTCTTAGATCAATTTGAGCATTTGCTGCTGTAATACTGTTTAAAAAATCACTATCAGTGTTGGTCCTAACTACCAAATTTGCATTAATTGCTGCAAAATTAGCAGCGTATGACACATTGTTTGCATTTACATTGGAAGTTAACGTATCTACTTTACTATCAACATATATCTTGGTTGTTACCCCGTAATTAGAAGTCGCATTGCCTGCCACTTCTACTAACCCTGAAACTCCATTTATATATAAAGTTCTAGTATTGGTTCCGCTGATATTAGAATAAAAACTGATATCTGCGCTATTCACACTATTTGTGAGGGTCACATTACCAAGATCAGATATTTTAAATCCATTGGACCCAATGAATAAGTTTCCAGTTAAACTAATGTTGCCCTTTATGTCGCTACCCACTGCGACCCACGTGTTACCAGTATAAGATTTTATATTGTTTAACGTAGTGTCATACCATAATTGTCCCTTTATTGGGAACGGCGGCGCAGTGGCCAAGGCAAAGTTTTCTAACAAGTGTACAAAGTTTTCATTCTGAGCTTCACCAAATACTTGTGACAGACGCCCTATTAGAGTTAAACTTGTGCTCGTGGTATCTTTGGTCCCATCCAGAACTAAAATTGCAGTACCATCAGTTTTATTGACATAATAAGCCATTGCGTTATCCTATAGTACTCAGGTTTGTTAATGTTTGAATACGCACAGTATAGTCAATTTGAATAAGTCTGTTCAAGCTCTTTTGTACCGGGTGGAAAACAACATGTGTTAGCAATTTACCGGTCGTGGTTAATCCGTAACTTTCGTCAGTGCTACGGGCTTTTAGGCCTAGTTCGTCAAAAGTGTAGGTATTATTTAAATCGGTTGAGTTGTCAAATGCTGCTTGCCCCGAAGGCTCACCATAGTCCAATAGGCAAGAAATAACAAGATCCGAATACACACGACCCGGAGTATGTCTAATTTCTATTTTATTTCTAGTTGGGTCTGGATTGAGAGTGCTGGTGTTATCGATAATTTTTGCAAATGTGGGATTATATAAATTGGCGTTACTGGTATTTGTATTGGCTGGAAGATAGTTGATGATTCCTGTCGGGTCAATACTGGTTCCGCCATTCCCAAAGTGCATTTCGTATATATAACTCTGCCCTTTATTTGCCAAACAATAAGCAATGGCCTCACTTATATTTTCATAGTGAATAGCGTTTCGTTTGTCGATAAACACTTCTCCAGATTCAGGGTCAAAGATCTTAATGTGCCCCTGTACGTGGATTCCGCTTTGTTCATCGGGCTTGCGCTCAACAACATCGTTATTTTCTGGTAAAGATTGCATTTTTTCTTCCATATCTACATTATTTAGTTGCGGTATAATCATGGTATATAACTAGGCTCCGCCTTGATAAATTGAGCTGCGGTAGTAGTACTTCCCTCTAGGCCAACTCCGGTACTTAACGGTACCCAGATATTACTACGTAGCAGAGACACACTACTTAACACCACGTTTCCATTTGCCTGCACTGAGCCCAAGGGCTTTATTGCAGTAATATTTGCCGACGTTGTGGTGTAAAATGTTGGTGTAGCAATGTTGATTCTGGTGCCCACATTTGCCGCAAGTGTTATGTTGCCTCCGACTATATCCACTGCTACCACATTGGCAGCAACAACATTGGATAATATTCTCACATTTCCAGTATTGCCTACAAATTGCGTAATGTAATCGCCGATATTGGCTGTGATAACACCGCTTAAAGTTAGCTGCCAAGTAACATTGGATGTTACGTTAGAGTCAAATGTTGTAAAGGTCTTGATCGACATCCCGCCGTCAGGAATTTGCTGCTGTAAACTGCTGTCAGCAACCAAATTACCAGCCGTTACTAGCACTGACGATCCTGTACCATCCACCCCTCGACGAAGCTGCGTCAGTGTGTTCGTGTATACCTGTTGTAGATTATTGGTATTGATATAAGTGTTTGCATTAGCATACACATTGCCAAGAACCAAATAGGTATTACTACTAATATTGGAAACCAGTGTTCCAGGTAAGAAGTAAGTGTCGGGTTCCCATGCAGTGGCGTCGGCTATAGTAGCATCGTCATACTTTTGATAATAATGTATCTTTTCACCATTGATGAATACTATACCCGGTACTGCATTTTCTGGACTAGGGAATGGTAAAATACTGGCATCAGTAACATATATTATGGGATCTGCCAGCGATAAATTGGATGATAATGTAGTGGTACTGTTTGCACTAATACGAGAAAACTGTATATTGCTACTCATTGGTTGGAAAACTCTAAACCCATGAGTAGCTGTATTGCCCGCAGTATTACTAAACACACGTATTTCTAACGCATCAAACATCTTGCCCGGAATTAACTCTTCCGGGGCATGGCTGCTGTAGGTGTCAACATACGCTCCGCCCACAATGTTGATATCTTCGGGTCTGGTGCCCAGTTCTGTATCTAAATAAGTGCTGTAAATATTTGAATCTAAAATATCAAACAAATTCAAATAAGAAATTCTCACATTGGCGTTACCACCGGCAGTGATATCCGCAATGTATTTTGTTTGTGTGGCTCCATTGATAGAAATAACATTTGCCGCATTACTTGAAAAACCGGATACATTATATACAACATCAATTTCCTGAGAATTTGTTGCATTTTGCAAAACGAATGCATTGGCCAAAGTGTTAGCCTGTGTGATTATATCACCAGCTGAAACTGTGACATTACTGCTTAAAATCATTTTATGTGTTGTCTCGATGGGTTTTCCAGTCAACATTAAATAATCTCGCTCAACACTGACTATATAGAACGTACCGTTATTAACAAAGTTAAACGGAACCAGAGTTTCAATTCTGACTGGCTGGTCTATCTGAAATCCAAGATCTCGGAAATTCACTGCTTGGACATTACCACTGGTGATTGTTAATCCTATCGTGTTAAAGGAGAATGCGTTGCCAGAAACTTCTAGAATGTTAGATCTAAATTCTGGACCAGTAACTTTAACTCCGGGGTATGCGACACCCGACATTAATTTATCTAAAGATTTACTTGGCAATGCCGAATTAATTCCGGGATCAGCTGAGGGGTCATAGTATGCCGTAATTCTGTCTACTGCATTTAACAAAACATTTCCTGAATCGACTTTTGTAAATCGTGTAAAATCAAAAATAGATTCAGCTACTGGATTGGCGTTTGATATTATGTATACTTCACTATTATAGATAACAACATTCCCACTGGTAACCCAGATATTACTGCCAGAACCTGAAATTATCGTGTTTCCATAAGTTTTATTATTGGACCAGAGTTCTAAATTACTTGAGTAACTGAATCTATCAAATTTTAGTTTTGTGTCAATTTCACGTATCAAATTATAACTAAGTGATGGGTTCGCTACATTAAACTCGTTTTTAAGTACAGGATAGACAACAGCACTTTGCCCAACGCCGTTGATATAAACAGTGGGGGTCGTGGTAAATCCTGATCCCGGAGTCACGACTTGCACTCCGGTCAATTGACCAGTTGAGGGGTTTATCGTGGTGATCGCAGTTGCTCCGGAGCCACCACCACCGGTAATCTCGACATTTGGTGCAATTGTATAATTTAGTCCAACATTCCCAATTATAAAATCAACCACTTTAAATTTATAATTATTGGTCCAATCACTAAAAGGCTTGATCGTTAATATTTCCTGATCTTGTGGGAGACTGACATCAGGCGACCGATACGTATCAGTAGTACTGTAATATATGGCAGGTAAATCAAAATCGGTCCATTCTGCAGTGGCTATATCCGTCTTACTATAAGTTGGAACATACTCTCGTAATTTAGTTCTATATGGTTTAATCTCATTGATGTAATCTTCGTAGAACGTCTGGTCATCTTTGATGTAGTTAGGAATTTGTTCAAGTTTTCTTAAATTATGATAAACATCAATCAAACTTGTTTTAAAGATCCAATCAGGACTTATTTGTTCAGTATGTAAATAGTTGACAACTGTGAAAAATAGACTGTTAAATTCTACCGCCAAATCATTGATTAAAATTTCGTCATGCAAACTGTCAAATATGTAACCAACTTCAATACCTGGTTGAGGGTCAAAATTTATAATGTCGAAAACAGTTGACTCAAAACCTGAGCCCGTGGTTGAATCATATAAATTAGGTGAAAACTCCACAGTGGCATTTTGTGCTGCAATTAATGTTAAACTTAAATCCGAATTAACAGCATAAATTAACCATTGACCATTTCCTCCATCCAATACTTTTATATACATGCCAGATTCTAATGACAATGATTGTATATTTCCGTAAGTTCCAACTACAAAAGATATATCTGTTCCAGAAACATACTCGGAACTATACCAATCAATTTGATCCCAGTACAAGGTTGTTTTATAACTTTGTATTTTGTACAAATTAAAAGTTTCTGTATCACTGTTGTATTTGTATATTGTCCACTTACCGAGATAGTCTGGATCGTTTTCAATTAATACAGTATAGCCATTATAAAAAGCTGCAGGGTCTAAGTATGATATCTGCGTGTAGCTGGTTGCTGTTGCGTCAATGGCCACATTGGGTATCGGATCTTGTGCATATAACGATGTAACATTCGCAGAAATTAATAATATAGGATATTTAACAACTACAGAATTAACTTGTTTTATAAAAGCTGTTAATGCATTGACTCCATTGATAAAAAGGCTCTGTCTGGGTCTGTTTAACAGACCAATCTGATCTTCGGCAGATAGCGTTGGGTCTGGTACCACATCCCCGGATATTGTTGACCCGGACAAGCTGTCTCGTAGTTTAATTAATATTGATGATGGTATCTGGCTTACCGGATTACCTTCTTGTATCAACTGAAATTCATTATGAATTAAATTTTGTGACTTTGACGATGATGTATCCAGGTGCAAAATTATCTCGTCATCAGTGAGTGTGTCAGTGACGTTAAACAATGCAACACTGTTGGGTGCTA